GTGGGCGTGAAAATGGCAAAGGGTGGCTTTAAAAAGAAAACACCAATTTATTAGGATGAATTATGGCCACATCAGGAACAACTACATTTGATCTCGATATTGACGATATTGTTCAAGAAGCTTATGAAAGAACAGGAGCTCGCACAAACAGCGGGTATGACTTAAAATCTGCAAGAAGAAGTTTAAATATTCTTTTCAGCGAATGGGGAAACCGCGGAGTTCACTTATGGAAAGTAGAACTAAAAGAACAAGCACTGACAAACGGGACAGCGACTTACACAGCTCCAACGAATGCGAATGATATATTAGAGGCTTATATCAGCACGACAACTGGAACTACCTCTACAACAAATGATGTATCCTTAACAAAAATAAGTAGAAGTGAATACGCAGCTTTACCTAACAAAGGTTCTACAGGACAACCTTCACAATATTATGTTGATAGACAAACAACACCTACAATAACTTTGTATCAAACACCAGATGCATCAACATACACTTACATTAAATATTATTATTTAAAAAGAATTGAAGACGCAGGAGCTTACACAAATCAAGCAGATGTGGTATTTAGATTTATACCATGCATGGTTGCGGGTTTAGCGTATTATCTATCAATGAAGTACAACCCACAATTAGTGCAACAAAATAAATTAATTTATGAGGATGAATTATCAAGAGCTTTAAACGAGGATGGACAAAGAACATCTGTATATATAACCCCACAAACGTATTTCCCACAAGGAGTATAATATGAAAAATATGCGATTTAGAAAAATGTCAAATGGTGGATATTTAACACCTCTTGAGGAAACGCAACCACAATTAGCATCAACTATTAAAAATTACAGACAACGTTTAACTGATGCTGAAAGAAAAACATTTGATAAAAGAGCTGACATACAATATAAAGCTACATTAAATATGCCTAAAGCAGAAAGAAGTGCTTATATTGCTTCTATTAACAAACAATTTGCAACACCCTCAGATAAACAATTTGAAGAGGTAAGAAGTGGTTTATCATCAAAAAAATTCACGCCTACTTATAGGTTTGCGACAGCTAAACAATCTGAATTACCCAAAACAGGGTTTTATAGAGATTATTCTGATGATATAAAAAAAATACAAGATGATATTGGTAAACTTACAATTACCGAATCAAGACAAAAAACAAGACCTAAGTATGAGTATGTTCAAAGTTCTAATAATTATGGTCCAGGACCGACTATTCGTAAACCAGTTCAAACTGTTTACAAATTACCAGAGGGTTCAAGAGAAGCACAGGGGCCTTATGGGTATAGATATTTTACAGACCCAGCTGGAAAAGGAGAATATAGATCAATAGGTCAAGAAAAATATACAGAAACAACTACACGTCCTCAAAGAGCAGGTGATGCTGATTATGATAAACAAATGAATACGATTAAACGTTTACAAAAAAGACAACAAGCAGCAGCATTTGCGCCTAATTATACTTCTCCATCATTGACTAGTGCTAATGTGTATCAACAATTAGGTATGGCAAAAGACGGTGGTTTAAAAGAAGATATAAAAAAAATTAAAAGTAAAAAATTTAGTAAGGGTGGTAAGGCTGCAATTAGAGGAACAAATTTTAAAGGTGTTTTTTAGATGGCTTATGCACGAGGTAAATATGCAAAAGCTATTTCAGATAGGTCTGGTATGGAGTTTCCATATCTTGAAATGGTCAAAGAGTGGAATGGTTCATTCGTACATAAATCTGAATACGAGGCAAAACACCCACAAATTAGACGAAAGCATATTAAAGCAGACGCAATAGCTCTAGCTAACGCTCGACCTCCACAGGATGAAGCCGCTTCAATTACTGTTGATTTGGATGCAAATAATTTTTCACCTGATCCAAATAGTCTGTTACCACCGCAAACACCAGATGAAATTAACAGAAAAAGAAATCTAAACACCTCTGTAGGAGAAGTTACAATTAGTGGAACAGATGTAGTGGTCACTTCTTATGCCGTCACTGTAACTACTCCAGGAGGGTATAATAAATACAATATTGATGGTGTTCAACAAGATACACTTAGTTTTACAAGGGGTTCTACATATAGATTTTCACAAACAGATAGTAGTAATGGAGGGCATCCACTAAGATTAAGCACAACCAGCAATGGAACTCATGCTAGTGGAAGTATATATTCGACAGGCGTAACAGTTGTTGGATCTCCAGGAACTGATGGATACACGCAAATTACAGTTGACGCAGGAGCACCAAGCACTTTGTATTATTTTTGTACAGTTCATTCAAATATGGGTGGGCAGATTAACATCACTGGATAATTTATGGCAATATCATATACAAATTTTTTAACACAAGTAAGAAACTACACAGAAGTAGATAGCAATGTATTAAGTGATACTTTATTAGATCAATTTATTAGAAATGTTGAATTAGATATTGCAGGCAAAGTAGATTACGATGATTTACGAAAGTACGCAACTACGTCAACAATTACTGCACAAAGGTTTTTAAGTATGCCCTCTGATTTAATTTATTTGCGTTCTGTGCAAATTATTAATTCAAATGTTAGAGATTTTCTTGAAAAAAGAGACACGAGTTTTATGTCAGAATATCAATCAAATCCTGTTGAATCTAAAACATTTACTGTAACAGTTGTAAGTGGTAATCCAATAGATCATCCATACTATAATGTAGGTTCAACTAACAAATATGGAATTGACGGCTCAACAGCAACCGCAAACGTAACCTTAAATTTGGCAGAGGGAGGAACTTATCGATTTGATCAATCAGATTCATCAAATGATGGCCATCCACTTAGATTTTCTACAACGCCAAATGGTACACATGGTGGTGGAACAGAGTATACAACAGGAGTTACAACCAATGGAGTACCTGGAACATCTGGGGCTTACACAGAAATTACAGTAGCAACAGATGCACCAACTTTGTATTATTATTGTACAAATCATTCAGCTATGGGTTGGACTGCTAATACACCATCAGGAACTACAGGAGCACCAAAATATTATGCAAATTGGGATGATCAAAATATTGTTTTGGCTCCAACACCAGATCAATCATACACAGTGCAGATAAATTATATTATCGATCCACCTCATTTTTCAGCAACAAACAATACATTTTTGTCCACATACCAAGATGCCATGCTTTTACACGGGGTTTTGACAGAGTGCTTTTCATATTTAAAAGGGCCTATGGATATGTACAAAACCTATTTAGACAAGTATAATGAAGAGGTTCAAGCATTTGGGTTACAACAAATGGGACAAAGAAGAAGAGGGCAGTATGAAGAAGGAGTGCCTAGAGTACAAATTCAATCACCCTCGCCTTAAAACATGGAGTAAATATGGCAATAACAACTAGTGTAATTTGTAATTCTTTTAAAAAAGAACTTTTTGAAGGAACACATAATTTTAAACAAACTGGTGGTAATTCATTTAAATTATCACTGTATACTAATAGTGCTGTTTTAGGTAAATCTACTACAAGTTTTACCACTGATGCACAAGTATCTAATTCAGGTCAATATACAAGTGGCGGTGGTGCTTTGGTTAATGGTGGCACATCCTTGTCAACAAACACTGCTATTGTTGATTTTGCGGATAGATCATTTACTGGAGTAACCTTAACTGCAAGAGGTGCTTTAATTTATAATGACACTGCATCAGGTGATCCTGCTGTATGTGTGTTAGATTTTGGTGGTGATAAAACTGCTACATCAGGAACTTTTACCATTCAGTTTCCTGCTTTTACAGCAGGCGCAGCTATATTAAGAGTTACGTAGAATAGAGTATGTCCAACGGATGGGGACAGCTCACCTGGAATACGGGTCTTTGGGGTTTACAGGGCGATCAAATAATATCGCTTTCTGGTCTAGCTCTTACGACTAATTTAGGTGGTTTTACACAAACGACTGTGGGTGAAGCTACAGGTATAGCTCTAACTTCTTCTCTTGGCACGGCTGTAGGTTTTACAGATTTTGTAGCTCAACCTAGTGGGTTAAGTTCTACAATGACTTTAGGGTCAATTAACTTTTTCAACGATAGCATCGAATCGGTTAGTGGGTCTGCTTTAACCTCTGCGTTAGGAAGCGTAACAACTTTTTCAAATGTAGAAATGGCAATAACAGGATTTGATCTAGCTGCATCGCTTGGGTCAATAAATTTAATTAATTGGCAAGAAGTTGATGTGGGTACATCAGTTAACTGGACAGAGGTTGATAGAGCGGCATAAATGATTTATAATTCAATTTTAATAGGATAAAAAATGGCATCAACATTTTCAACAAGTTTAAAACTAGAACTTCAAGCTACAGGAGAAAACGCAGGTACTTGGGGTGATAAAACAAATACAAATTTACAATTAGTAGAACAAGCAGTAGCAGGATACGAAGAGGTGTCTATTGCTGGTGGTGCAGGTACAACTGCATTAGCAATGTCAGATGGTTCAGCGTCTAACGCACGAAACATGGTAATTAAACTAACAGGTACAATTACAGGAAATAGAATTGTTACAGTTCCTGATAGTATGGAAAAAGTTTATATTGTTTCAAATGGCACTTCAGGTGCTCATACAGTGCAGTTTAAAACAGCTAGTGGTACAGGATATACTTTTGTAGCTGCTGATAAATCAGTAAGAGTATTATTTGCTGATGGTACAAATGTTGTTGATACGGGAATAATTAATACATCCTCTACTGATACACTTACAAATAAAACATTGACAAGTCCAACTATAAACGGAGCAACTACAACGGGTAGTATTGTAAATTCTGCTACAATTGCAGGAGGCACAGTTAGTGCAGTGACTTTAACTAAACCTAGAATTGCTGATGCTGGTTTTATTGCTGATTCAAATGGAAATGAACAGATAATTTTTCAAGAAACAGGTAGTGCTGTCAACGAACTAGAAATAACAAATGCAGCTACAGGAAATGATGTAGGACTTGCGGTGACAGGTGGTGACACAAATGTTGGTCTAGCTTTTACAGCAAAAGGTGCAGGACGATTCAAATTCAATGATGCAGCTTATATTCCTGAACAAACACTTACAGACGGAGCAAATATAGATTGGGATGTACAAGCAAAGCCAGTTGCTAAAGTTACATTAGCGGGAAATAGAACATTAAACAATGCAACCAACGCAGTCACAGGTCAATTTTTTAGTCTTTTGGTGGTTCAAGATGGCACAGGTTCAAGGACTTTATCTTTTGCATCAAATTATGAATTTGCATCTGATACAGCCCCAACTTTAACAACAACTGCTGCCTTAGGTGATTTTTTTGTATTTTATTATAATGGTGCAAAGTTTATAGAAGTTGGTCGTAACCTTGCATTAACATTGAGTTAGGAGAAATTATGTGGGCGTTAGTAAAAGCAAATCAAGTTATTAAAATATTTAATGGTGCTCAGGCATTTGAACACAACGATATAAAACATCCTGCGAATATTTTTTCTAGTTGGGGTGCTGAAGAAAAAGCAGCCATAGGTTTGTATCCTGTACAAAATGACGACTCAAATTACAAAGATCCTACATTCTACAAAAACCGAGGGGAGTCCTTTCAATTTGATGCAACAAATAAAGTAGTCAAGAAAGTTTGGAAAACAGCAGAAGACCATGAAATGGAAGATAAAACAGTTGATGGTGTAACTGTTGAGGGATTAAAGACTAAAAAAGTTAATGAAGTAAACACTCAAGCTTTTAATATTTTGAAGCCAACAGATTGGATGGCAATTAAAGCTAGTGAAGTTTCTGATTATTCTTTGCCAGATAATGTTGCAAAATTCAGAGCAGCAGTTAGAACAAAATCAAATGATATGGTCACTAGAATTAAAGCAACAAAAGATGTAAGAGTTTTAGAAA